CCGCGGCCAGGGTTTTGGATTGCGCGTCGTGCGGTAACCAAATGGTGTCATAGACATACCCAAAGGTTTGAAGTTGGGCCAGATAGCTGGTCATCGTGCGCTGGTTGTCCTCAAAATACCGGATCAAATGCGTTTCCATACCGACAAATTGAATGAACCACCAGGCTGTGGCGTCAGACCACCCAAGGTCGCACACTGCGTGAACAGGCTTGGTTGGGTCATACGGCACTTTGGTAATTCTATCTTCGGCTTCGGCCTTCATCATTTCGTTGGCAAAGATAGCGCCATCAACAGTCTGACGGCAAATGCCTTCCCAAACTTGCTGGTATTCCTGAAAATCGCGGGCCTTGCTGGCTTCCATTTCCAGCTTCAACGTTTCGGGGAACCAAGGGTTGTCCCAGTAATTGATTTTGATGCTAATGCAATCCCGCGGCGGGTTGACCACAAACCGTTGGTAGGTTTCGTCCGTTTCCAGTTCGGGGTTAAATGACACCCAAATTTCTGATTCTTGCTTACGAATGGTCGGAATCAGGGTTTTCCAGGATATGCGGCTGACGCTCTGCGCTTCCTCAACCCAGCAAATGTCCACGCCCTCAAACGACTTAATATTGGTCGGGTTGTTCTTCAGGCCAATAAACGCAAATTCAGTGCCGTTGGCGCCGCGGATGCTGGTTTGCGTAATCTCATAAAAGCCCAGCAGCCCAAGGGCTTCAATCTGGTCGGACAGCAGCTTGTGGACGGAATCCTTAATGCTGATCTGAAACTCACGCGCACACAGAATTCGCATGGGCTTTTTGGCGCCCAAAATCAACAGCGCCCTGGCAATCCCCCACGACTTGGCGCCGCCTCGCCCGCCGTACAAAACCTTGTAGCGGCTTTTGCGGAACAGTCCTTCCAGCTTAACTGGGAACTGGGCCTTGGCGACCGCCTGGTCAATGTTCGATGTCGCGCTCTGATCCATCGGGGCTTACAAACATGACTTGAATGCCCGCAAGCGGGGCGCCGTCCTTGCCGGTTATTTCCTGCTCCACCTTGTCGCGCCAACCCAGGACATTCTTGGCCGTAAAGATGGCAAACGTGCTGTTATACGCGCCCGTGATCGTCCCTTCGACCAGATTTGCCTCTTGCAAACTCTTAGCTATTTTATAGGCGTCGGAAAAACGCGGATGCTTCAGGCTTCCGTCCAGATTTTTGGCGACCGACCAATCGTGCAACGTGTCACGGCACACACCGATATTAGTTGCAAATCGCGCAAGTGTCGGGAAAAAGCCAGGCAGGATTTGCGTGGTTTCGTTACCTTTGGCGTCCTTAACCACAACTTCCCTGGTGGGCGGCTGTTTAAAGAATTCGACAAGTTCATCGGCAAACTCGTCCCTGTACTTGGGCGGTCGGCCATGAGCATTCTTTTCGACTGGCAGTGCGGCTGGGGGCTGGTCAGCTTTAGGTCGCCCCCGCCGTTTGACGGTGGCTTCGGCGGTCATGTATTTCCCCTGTCTTGATTTGTTGACAATGATTTCAACATTTTTAAATGATCTGATCCAACAAAATAAACGCCCTCTGGTTGTTTCAACAACCATCTATCACGGTATTCATTTGCTTTATCTGCCATTTCTTTTGCAGCAGTGTCGCCTGACTCCCACATTAATTTTTCGCCTTCATCTACAAAAGACGCAACATTTTTTTTTGTCGCTTCTTTTTGACTTTTTTGCAAAAAATTACCGCCTATTTCTTTTAAAAAAGCAATTAACGTATCTGAATTAAATCTTTTGTTTTTAAAATAACCAATTTCTTTTTGGCTTCTTAAAATTCGGTCAAAAATATTTCCAGCACCTTTTAATATTTCTTTTTGTTTATTAACTGCTGTGTTCGTAAAAATTACAAACAAAAACTCTTTCGGGTATCCCCTAACTTCTTTTGCTAATTTATCATCCCATGACCCTTGGTATTTTATTCCTTCAATACGATCATCACCGTTTCCCTCATACCAAGCACCGTATTTATTTATGGCCTTTTTAATTTCTTCATTAATAACAATTTTCTTGCCATGCTCTTGACCAACAAACATCAATTTTGAGTTTGGTTGATAAATATTTGTTTGCTTAATTTTTTTACTATCTTGGCTTTTTGAAAGCCCAGAAAGCTCAGCCAACGTAATCATTTCTTACCCTTGGCTGGTTTCTTTGCGGCTTCGCGTTTGACCGAGTAAGCAATAGCAACAGCCTGTTTGACAGGCTTGCCAGCTTTTACTTCGGCCTTGATGTTCTTTTCAAACGCTTTGTTCGATGTCGATTTGGTCAGCGGCATTGTCGGCTCCTTTGGTTTGGCTTAGTTCAGCCAGTACACGGTTGTACTCTTGGATGGCGCCGCTGATCTGCAACAGGATGGATTCGTGTTGCTTCGCCAGTTCTTGCAGTTCAGCCAGGCGTTTAGCAATTTGGTCAGGTGTCATTTTTTCTTTGCCGTTTTGGCACTTTGTTTAAAGGCTTTGGTCGTAGGCGCCCCAGGCGAACCTGGTTGGCGCATACGTTCAGGGGTTTTGCCCGCGGCTTTCTGGCGCTCTATGCGCTCACGCTTGGCGTGGATGTTGGCATACAGTCCTTGTTTGGCCATCAGTCAGTCCCCCCAGGGTTTTCCACTATGTCGTCCGGTGTGTCTAGCTTGGCCAGCAACATCCGGTAAATTGCCAAGGAAGTTTCAGCCTGAATTACAAAAGTTTTGGCTTTCTGTAACTCAGACTGAACCTCGCTAATTTCAGCTTCGATAAACTCTCGGCTGATTTCCATTACGCAACCGTGCTGACCATAACGTAATAGGTCGTGCCGCCGCTGGTAACGGGAATGGTGTGCGTCACAACTGGCGAACCAACTTTGGCGCGGAATACACCGGTTGCGCTTACTGCGGGCATGGCAGCAAAGTTACCGACTTCGCCAGTGCCGCTGTTAGTTACGCGCAAGAATGATGCGTTGCTCCATGTGCCGCCAGATGCAAAGTCCGAATCCAGTTGCAGTGCAGCCAAGGTGCCGCCAGGGTTAGTGGACGAACCGCCGATGGTTGCGCGGATTGCGTTTGCAGCGCCGCTGATCGTGCCGCCGGTGTTTACCGACAGGCTGATGTGTGCGCCGTTGGTGGTCTGGCCAGCGCCTTGGGCGGCGGTCACTTGCGACAGCGCCCGCAGGGTTTCACCAGCGCCAGCGCCAGCAAAATTTACACGGGCATACAGGCCGCGCATATCGCCCGACGCATGAGTAGTGTTTGAATAAATCTGGTTCAGGTTGCCCGATGCGGTGTTTGCGATTGGCGCCGATGCGGTGCCAACTTCAAAACTATTCAGGGCTGGGTCAGCGTATGCAACGCCAATGGCTTGAGTATTAGACATGATGTTCCTTTCAACAATTCCAATTCTTTAGGGATGCCTTGGCTCGTTCGGCTGGGCCTTTGGCGTGTTTTACCACCCCTTCCATTCTCGCGCAAAAACTCGCCTTACGTCCAGCGTCGGCTTTAGTTTTCGGATGTGGTGCTGGTGGTTTTAAATTTGCGTCATTCTTGCGATTGTATTCGGCACGACCCTTGGCAGTCATCCCCGCACCCTTTTCTGTTGGGTTGTAGGTTTTGCCCTTGCCGGTCGTGGTTTTGGGTATCGGTTTGTCGTGTGCTTTAGCCATATTAGTCATCCACAACCATGCAAATGTCAGCTTCCTGAATAATCTGGTAATCCACGCCATCAATGTGCTGAATCGGCCAGTCCAAATAAGTGCCATTGCCGTATTTGATAAATTCGCCGACCCTGACATCACGCACTGCTGGGCCAACAGCGACAATTCTGCCTTCGTTCATTTTTTCATTATTGACAACGTACAGAATGTCAGACATTTTTCTGACGTGCGGTTTGACAATAACGCGGTCACTCAGCGGTTGCAGCGGGCAGGTCATTTTTTGGCTTCCTTCCTCGTTTTTTGGGTTCGACCATCTCATCAGTCATGATGTCGTAAACCGGCATGGTGACCACCGCGGTTAGTTGGTGTTCACCGCACCAGTCCATTTCATGTTTATTTTGTGTTTCGGGGAATCGGCGGCACAGTCCCATGACTTGGGCCTGGCTAAAAAATCGGCAGGATTTGCAGCGCACTTCCATTATCGGATCGGCTTTCCTGCGCGAACAGCGGCGTTTAGGGATGCGGCCATTTCTTCAGCAATAGTTCGCATGGCCCGTTCGTGCATCCGCTTCATGCGGTGTTCAACGGGGGTTGCCACGCGTTCCGCGGTAGATGGCTTGGCTGATCTTTCCAGTTCGGTATGCTTCTTCGAGTGCATCATCTAGCCCCTTTCTAACTGCATTGTGATTCAACTTGGGCAATTTGTCAAGACCGCTTACCACTGTTGCATTCCCAGGGCCGCGGCTGTTGTCAATTACCGTTAAATGAAATCTAGGGTCGCTGCCATATTTCGCTTGCAGCCGCTCCATCACGTCCCGAACACCAGCGTGGGTGCGGAAATGTTCTTCGATTGGTACGGTGCGGCCCGTGCCTAGTTCGGCTTCCATGCGGGATGCGCGGGACAAGTTGCCGTTTTTCAGGGCTTCCACAGGGTCGCGGTAAACGTAGGCAATACCGACCTTGCGGCCAGCAGCCAGGGCTTGCTTGACCTTTTTGTCAGCCGATTCAAACGTGTTCATGTTGGTGTCGTACACCATTTCAGCGTTTTGAATGCCTTTAGATTGCTGGGCTGCGGCTTGCAGACTGGTGGTCTTGCCCGCGCCGGTACCGCCCGCGGTAAACAACACCGTGTTGTCGCGCCCTGGTGGTGTC